GCGATGCATACGAGTTCTCTATCCGTCTAGACTTTGAAGTCAACAACTTAACCCCACTGGCAGAGATCAGATCACTTCCAGGTGCAGCAGTTGTGTTTGCTGAGTTCACTGTGACAAAGCCAAATATTGTTGAAGATGGCGATAATCAACGAACATTAGTTCTTTCTCTTACAGGTGCTCAGACTCGTTTACTTCCTGGCAAGTCCTACTATGACGTACAATTAACAGACGCAGATAACGTAACTCACACTTACGTCTCTGGAATAATCTTCGTTACAAAAGAGGTAAGCCTATGACAAATCAGTACACCCGTCCAGGGTCTGCAACAATCCCAATTGCAGTCAATGATGTAGTCCTGATCACAACACCAGAAGGAACTCTTGAATCTTCAGGTGTCGGTGGTGGTGGAAGTGGTGCCCAAGGCACCCAAGGAACAACTGGAGCCCAAGGTACTAGAGGAACACAAGGCGTTCAAGGAACTCTCGGTGCTCAAGGTGTACAAGGTCTATTAGGTACTGGAACCCAAGGAACACAAGGAACTGCTGGATTACAGGGCATTAGTGGAGCAGCCCTTGATAACACTGATGATCTTTCAGAAGGTACAACAAATAAGTACTTTACAGTTGAGCGTGTCTCCTATGAGCACATGCAAGGATCGGCCAGTAGTTCTTGGGCGATTACTCATAATTTAGGCTTCAAGCCTAACGTTACAGTTATAGACTCTGCTGGTAACATTGTTGAAGGTGAAATTGCGTACACTAATTCGAACTCATTAACGGTCTCCTTCCAATCCGCTTTCTCAGGTAATGCCTACTTATCTTAAGGAGATAAACCGTGGCCCGTAAGTTTTTAACCCCAATTGATTTAGGCAAACTTGAACTTCAGAATGCCCGTATTCAGAACCTGGCTACAGTTAACAAGCCAGCATCGCCAGTTGAAGGTCAGATTTATTATGACACTGACGATAAGGTTGTAAAGACCTGGAACGGTACTGCGTGGATTAACGCAAGCCAAGGTACACAAGGCACTACTGGCGCACAGGGAACTGTCGGCGCACAGGGAACGCTTGGTACTCAAGGAGCAGAAGGAACGCAAGGCACAGTCGGTAGCCAAGGAACTGTTGGCTCACAAGGAACTGTAGGAGCGCAAGGAACAGTAGGAGCACAGGGAACAGCAGGTGCTCAAGGTATTGATGGCGATAACGGAACTCAAGGTACTGAAGGTGCTCAGGGTACTGTCGGATCTCAAGGCACTGTAGGTTCTCAAGGAACCGAAGGTACACAGGGAACTGAGGGCGCACAAGGTACAGAGGGTGCGCAAGGTACTGCTGGTGCTCAAGGTATTGATGGCGATAACGGAGCGCAAGGTACACAAGGTACTGAAGGTTCATTTGGTGGTATTACAGTTGGATACACATACAGTAATAGCACAAGCATGACAGACCCAGGCGATAATTTTGCTCGCCTCAATAACGCTACATTAGCCTCAGCAACAATTCTTGCCTTGGATGATAATCCTTCTGATGGTAACTACGATATCTCTAACTTCTTAACCACGATTGATGATTCAACATCTACAATCAAGGGTCACGTAAAAGTATCTAAGAAAAATGATATTGCTACTTTTGCTCTTTACACAATCTCTAGTGCTACTGACCAAACAAACTGGTTTACTGTTGACGTTGCTTACGTCTCTGGTAACGGAACATTCAGCAATGGCGATGAACTTCTATTCACATTTGCTCGTACTGGTGATCTTGGTGCTCAAGGAGCACAGGGAACTACAGGAGCACAAGGTACTGTAGGTACTCAGGGTACTCTTGGTAGCCAAGGAACTGAAGGAGCACAGGGCACTGTAGGTTCACAAGGAACCCTCGGTACTCAAGGTGCTAACGGTGCTCAAGGTACTACTGGTGCACAGGGAACTCTGGGAACACAAGGAGCAGTAGGTTCGCAGGGTACTGTAGGAGCACAGGGTACTGAAGGTGCACAGGGAACTGTTGGTTCACAAGGAGCAGTCGGTAGCCAAGGTACAGACGGTACCCAAGGTACAGTAGGTGCTCAAGGAACTGTTGGAGCCCAAGGAACTCTTGGTACTCAAGGTGCTGTAGGTTCACAGGGAACTGCTGGTAACAATGGTGCTCAAGGAACTGACGGTACACAGGGTACAGAAGGTACTCAAGGAGCCGAAGGTTCATTTGGTGGTGTAACTGTTGAATACGCATACAGCACATCAACCACAATGTCAGACCCAGGTGCTTCAAACGTAAGATTTAACGCAGCCTTAGCAAGTGCTACTCATCTTGTAATTGATGATGTCGATGTAAATGCAACAAACATCGCTTCATATCTAGCAACTATCGATGACTCTACATCTACTATTAAGGGTCACGTAAAGATCTCAAAGAAGTCTAACCCTGCAGTATTTGCGATGTATGCAATTAACTCAATGGTTGATGACACAGGCTTCTTTGATTTAGATATTACTTATTTATCTGGCGCTGGTTCTTTATCGAACTCTGATCCAGTTCTATTAACCTTTGCTCGTACTGGTGATGCTGGTTCTACTGGTGCACAAGGAACTGTCGGTAGCCAAGGTACAGTCGGTACACAGGGTACAGTTGGTTCACAGGGTACACAAGGTACTCAAGGAACAGCAGCACTCTGGAACTTCACAGGCGCTTATAGCGGTGGTACAAGTTACGCAATTGGTGATGTAGCAACCTACAACGGACAGACTTGGTACCGCAAACATGCTAATGGCGGTAACACTGGAGATACTCCTGTAGAAGGAACCTTCTGGACGTTACTTGCTGCACAAGGCGTACAAGGAACTGTAGGTGCTCAGGGTACTGAAGGTTCTCAAGGTACTGAAGGAGCACAAGGAACCGTAGGAGCGCAAGGTACTGTCGGTACACAAGGAACTACTGGTGCCCAAGGTACCGTAGGTAGCCAAGGTACAGTCGGTTCTCAGGGTACTGTAGGAGCCCAGGGTACTGAAGGTGCCCAAGGCACTGTCGGTAGCCAGGGAACAGTCGGTTCTCAAGGTACAGAAGGCGCTCAAGGTACAGAAGGCGCCCAAGGTACTGTTGGATCACAGGGAACCATTGGTTCTCAGGGTACCGAAGGTACACAAGGAACTGTCGGTGCACAGGGAACTGTCGGTGCTCAAGGCACTGTCGGTGCTCAAGGTACTGAAGGACAGTCTGACCGCTACAAGACGACCTCTACAACCTCACGTGCAATTGCGGTAGCAAACAACGTAAGTTTTGTACTGGCTGATGCAGATCTTTCATACTCAGTAGGTCAAGACGTAGTAGTTGCTTACGATGTAAACAACAACATGTCTGCCACTGTAGTAAGTTACACAGCAGGAACTAACACACTCGTCGTAAACGTCAATGACGTTAGAGGCTCAGGAACATACGCTGTATGGTCAATCAACCTCGATGGTGCTACTGGTGTACAAGGTACAACTGGAGCCCAGGGTACCGTTGGTGCCCAAGGTACTGAAGGAGCCCAAGGTACTGAAGGTACGCAAGGTACTACAGGTACTCAAGGTACTACAGGAGCCCAGGGCACTGTCGGTGCACAAGGTACCTCTGGTCAACTTGGAACTTACGCAACAACTATTACTGGAACTTCTACAGATGGTGGAGCAACTGGAACTACACAGTTCACAGTCACACACAGCCTTGGAACTACAGACATCATGGTTACCGTATGGGATACCACATCGAAGGCTGAAGTTGTAACTGACGTCGTGTACGTAACGACTAGCACAGTCACAGTCGGATTTGCAGTCGCCCCAGTTACAACTCAGTCATACCGAGTGGTAGTCAAGGCATAACACATGGGCAAAAAAGCACTCGTCCCTATCAACGTACTGTCCAGCAGCGTAGAACCTTCTGGGCAGTACGATGGTGACGTATACTTTAATTCTCTTAGCCAGAGTTTCTTCGTGTACAACGGAGTAAGTTGGTTAGAGTTTTTGCCTAACACTCAACCAATCACAGAAGATGGTGGAGTTGTTGGTTCATCATATGAAACAACTACCTTAGACGGTGGAAGTGCAAGCACTACTGATTTTGAGACAACCTTTGATGGAGGAAACGCTTAATGGCAATTAGAATCCAAGTCCGACGTGGAACCGCTACTCAGTGGAGTACCGCAGATCCGATCCTAGCCGCTGGAGAGATTGGCTTTGAAACCAATACTGGAAAATTTAAGATCGGTGTAGGTAGCCCTACAACATGGAGCGGCCTAGATTACTTCCTAGACTCCAGTGATATAAATACCCTTATCTCTGGGGCCGCATTAGATAACACTGATGATCTTTCAGAAGGTACAACCAACAAATATTTCACTACTGACCGTGTAGCAACTGCGCTAAATAGTGGCTCTCTACAAAACATCTCTTTTACCTATAACGCTGGGGCTCAGACAATCGATGTCTCTGTACCTACAGTTCAAGGAACTACAGGAGCACAGGGAACACAAGGAGTACAGGGAGTTCAAGGTATCCAGGGCACACAGGGTGTGCAAGGAGTGCAGGGTGTCCAAGGCACAGTAGGAGCCCAGGGAACTGTAGGTTCTCAAGGTGTTGAAGGTACTCAAGGAACCCAAGGAGTTCAAGGAACTCTTGGTGCCCAAGGATCTACAGGTGCATTTGGTGGAGAAACTTTTGAGTACAACTACCTCACTAATACCGCTGATTCAGATCCTGGTTCAGGAAATGTAAAGTTTAATAACGCCGCATTTGCATCTGCAACTGCAATCTACATCGACCCACTCGATGTTAACGCAGTTAACATCACCTCTTACCTGCAGACAGTTGATGATTCAACATCTTCAATTAAGGGAACAATTAAAGTAACTGATGTTACTGATCCACTAAATTATGCCTTCTTCCAAATCATTGGAACGCACGATGAGAACTCTGGTAATTACTTTGATGTCCCTATTGCTTACGTATCTGGACCACTAACATTATCTAACAACAACAACGTAACAATGACTTTTGCTCGTGTTGGTGACAAGGGTGACACTGGTATTCAAGGTACACAAGGAACTTTAGGTAGCCAAGGTGTACAGGGACCCATTGGAGTAGGTACACAAGGAACTCAAGGTACAGACGGTACACAAGGTACTGTGGGAACACAAGGTACGACTGGAACTCTTCCTACAATTACCTTTAGCGCAAAATCAGCCGCTTATCAATTAGCCGCTGGTGATGTAAATACATGGGTAACTATGAATGGTGCCTTTAACTTTACTGTTCCTGCAAGCACATTTACTACAGGCCAGATCATTTATGTACAGCGTATTGGCACAGGCGCGGTCTCTATCGTGGCAAGCGGCGTGACATTTACATCAAATGGATCAGCAAGCCCTGTACTACGCGCTCAATACAGTGCTGCATCAATTATTTGCACTGGTACAAACACATTTACAATAGTTGGTGACATCTCCTAATGTATCTCGTTGGAGTAGTTTCCTCCTCCGATAGATCTGTTCCAGATGCACCTACTATTGGTACGGCAACAAATGTCGGCACCTCTCGCGCATACAATAATGGAGCCGCTACGGTTACCTTTACTGCTCCCGCAGAAGATGGTGGGCTGCCTATTACCTCTTATGCAGTTACCTCTAGTCCTGGTGGTTACACTGCCTCTGGTGCATCATCTCCTGTTACAGTAACTGGGCTACAGTCAAGCACCTCATACACATTCACCGTAACTGCAACTAATTCTATTGGCACGAGTACTGCATCTAGCGCGACTGCAAGTATTACTGCAACTACAGTTCCTCAGGCTCCTACAATTGGAACTGCAACTGGTGGCAATGCTTCTGCGACTGTCACTTACACAGCAAATGCAACTGGTGGGTCTGCAATAACAACATTTACAGCAACTTCAACTCCTGGTTCATTAACAGGAACAGGTGCAAGTCCTATTACGGTTTCGGGACTTACAAATGGAACTGCTTATACCTTTACAGTCACAGCAACTAATGCCAATGGAACATCTACTGCATCTGCTGCATCTAACTCGGCAACACCTGTTGCTCCTGCTCCAACTAGCGTTACATATCTTGTTGTTGCAGGTGGCGGTTCAGGCGGTTCAAATTGGGGTGGCGGTGGCGGTGCTGGTGGATACTTAACTTCAACTGTTGGTGTTTCCGCTGGAGTGAATTACTCAGTAACAGTTGGCGGTGGTGGTTCTGGTACTACGGGAGGGTCTAACAGCGGTAATAACTCTGCGTTTTCGGGTATTACATCTATTGGCGGAGGTCGTGGCGGTGCAAGTTCGGCGAATATAGCACCGTTAGGTGGCGGTTCAGGCGGTGGTGCTTGTTGGAACAACTATACGGGTGGAGCAGGAACAGGCGGCCAAGGCAACGCAGGAGGTAACAATGAACCATTTGCAGGATGGTATGGAAACAGCGGAGGCGGAGGCGCTAGCGCTGTAGGTGGCAATGGACTTTCTAATAGAAGCGGTGGAAACGGTGGTACTGGTGGACTGTCATCTATAACAGGAACAGCAACTTATTATGCTGGTGGCGGCGGTGGCTCGGCCGCTGGAACTGTAGAAACTGGCGTAGGTGGCAGCGGCGGCGCAGGTGGCGGTGGCGCAGGCGGCACTACTAGTGGCGGCGGTGGTGGTGGTGGAAACACTGGCGGCGGTGGTGGTGGTGGAGCAGTTCCTGCTAACAGCGGTTCATCAAGTGCTGGCGGCAGCGGTGGTTCAGGTGTTGTAATTATTGCTTACCCAAATACATTTCCTAACGCCACTTCAACAACAGGTTCACCTACGCTTACAAATGTTGGCGGGAACAAAATTTACAGATGGACTGGAAGCGGGAGTATAACTTTCTAATGGCACACTTTGCAGAACTAGACGAAACAAATATAGTCAAGCAGGTAATCGTTGTACATAACAATGAATTGCTAGATGAAAATAATGTAGAGCAAGAACAAAAAGGTATTGACTTTTGCGTTGCTCATTACGGTGGTACTTGGATTCAAACTTCATACAATGGAACTATCCGCAAGAACTATGCAGGTATTGGTTCTACTTATGACCCAATTAGAGATGCTTTTATTGCACCGAAGCCATATCCATCTTGGATATTAAATGAAGATACCTGCCAATTGGAAGCACCAGTACCCTATCCAACAGACGGTAAGTTTTATACATGGGACGAAGAAACAACTAGTTGGATAGAAATACCTACAATTACAGGAGGTACTTCATAATGTATCTTACTGGCGTAATTTCTTCTTCTGATAGATCTGTTCCAGATGCACCTACGATTGGTACGGCAACAGATGTTGGTACTAGTCGTGCCTACAATAACGGTGCTGCGACAGTAACATTTACTGCTCCTGTAGAGGATGGTGGTTTTCCTATCACCTCTTACACAGTTACATCTAGTCCTGGTGGGTTTACCGCTTCAGGGGCTTCATCTCCGTTGACTGTTACAAGTTTGCAATCTAACACTGCCTACACGTTTACCGTAACTGCTACTAACTCTATCGGCACCAGTGCGGCTTCTGCTGCGACTGCAAGCATCACCGCAACAACAGTTCCTGCTGCTCCTACAATTGGCACTGCAAGTTGTTCTACAGGTCAGGCATACACAGGTGCGGCAAGTATATCAGTGCCATTTACTGCGGGCGCAACTGGTGGTAAGGCTGTTAGTTCTTACACTGTTACATCTTCAAGTTCTGCAACAGGATCAAGTGCATCAAGTCCTATCGCAATCTCTCAAACTGTAGGTTCTTCATACACCTATTCAGTTACAGCAACTAATGCCAATGGAACATCAACGGCATCAGGTGCAAGTAACTCCGTACTATCTGCATCTGTTCCACAAGCGCCTACAATTGGTACTGCTACAGCGGGTAATGGCTCTGCCTCAATTACTTTTTCAGCCAATGCAACAGGTGGCTCAGCAATTACTTCCTTCCTCATGACTTCATCTGGTGGACAAACTGGATCAGGGGCAAGCCCAATTACAGTTTCAGGATTAAGCAATGGAACTGGTTATACCTTTACGATTACAGCAACTAATGCCTATGGAACTTCATCGGCATCTGCTGCATCTAACTCGGCAACACCTGTCGCCCCTGCTCTATCAAGCGTTGAATACCTTGTTGTTGCAGGTGGTGGTTGGGGGCCAGGTTACGGCGGTGGCGGTGGCGGTGCTGGTGGTTATCGGGCTTCAACGCTTGGTGTATCAACAGGAGTTGCGTACACGGTAACTGTTGGTGCTGGCGCTGCAGCAAGTGCGGCAAATGGCTCTAACTCTGTATTTTCTTCTATAACATCAACTGGTGGTGGACAAGGACGCTTTGGCTATACCGCTAATACTGGCCCTGCAATCGGCGGTTCAGGTGGTGGTAATGCTCAGGTAGGCGTAGCAGGTGCGGCAGGAATAGCAGGGCAAGGTAATGCTGGCGGTGCTGGGCCTTCTTCTAGCCCAGGAGGACAAGGCGCTGGAGGTGGCGCTAGTGCCGTTGGTGGTGGAGGAACCGCTGGCGCTACTGGTGCTGGCGGTAATGGCGGTGCAGGTGCTTATAGTTCTATCAGTGGAACATCTACCCCTTATGCTGGTGGCGGCGGTGCTTCTGGTGGTTTTCAATACAGTCCTCCTCTTAGCGGCCCTACTGGTACTGGTGGCGTAGGCGGTGGCGGTGCTGGTAGTGTCAATGGAACTGCAAATACTGGCGGAGGTGGCGGTGGTACTTTTTCAACGGGTGGCGGCAGCACTGGTGGTTCAGGTATTGTAATTATTGCCTATTCAGACAGTTTCCCCGCACCTACTTCAATTAGCGGAGGTTTAAGTTACACGCAACCAAGCCGCGCAGGTTATCGCGTCTATCGCTTTACAGCGGGAACAGGAACTATAACTTTCTAATGGCACACTATGCATTTTTAGATGAATACAACATTGTTACAGAAGTAATTGTAGGAATTGATGAAACTGAAACCATTGACGGATTAACACCTGCGGAATGGTATGGTAACTTTCGTAGTCAGGTCTGCAAGCGTACTTCTTATAATGGCAACATTAGATTTAACTATGCAGGTATCGGGTTTACTTACAACCCAGTTAGAGATGCCTTTATTGCGCCTAAGCCTTTTGATTCATGGGAACTAAATGAAACAACCTGCCAATGGGAAGCACCAGTACCCTACCCAACCGATGGCATTGGATACTACTGGGAAGAAACAACACTTAATTGGGTAGCAATACCTAAACTTAACTAAGGAGTACCGTGGCAATAAAAGATATACCCAGGGGTTAAATAGTCAAAAGTAGTAGTTAATTTGAATGGCATTAAAGCAGTTCTGTACTACCCCTATGTATTTGGCTAATTTGCGCTGCCTCTAGTAGGAATTTTATTGGTCGATATACACCAGGCTTGACTGTAAATGTGTTAAAGCGGATCTGTTCTTCTTCCTGCTTCATGCGAAAATTAAAGATGTACCAGTCTATTGGGCAGTTGATTCCTCGTGATTCCACATCCTCAACTGCTCGTTGTGCACCCTTGCGACTGACTGCATATCCTGCACATGACCACTGCTGATATGAGCGGCAAGTAAACTCTTCACCAAGATCATGCACCGCCTCGTTGTAGGCAAACAGAGAGTCATCTGGAACAAAGAAAGAGAAGAAGTCCCAGATGGGCATTAACTCCTGCATGTACCTGGTGACAATCTCTTTGAAGTTCTTGCTCACTAGAATGTCATCTTCAAAGATGATCAGGGTGTCGTAGTCTGTCTCTAGAAATTTCTTATAGGCTAGATAGTTACTAGCCCACACGCCGATGACGCCAGCAGATGGTGGGAATGTCTCACCTGGCTGGCAGTAGTCATGGACTGTATTGACTTTAAAGTCAGGTGTTGCATTAACAAAGGCCTCAGCCTTATCTGCTGTATTTAGATACATAGTAGGAGAGCCCAGACGAGGCAGAAAAGAGAGCGCCTCTACAATTCCTTCATAGGACTTATTACGTAAGTTATTCCCAGTATCCGTATGGAAGACCTCGTAGCAGGCGTTATCTAGCACTTCTCAATCCACAACTGATAGCCAGATTCAATAATGGTGTATTGATCTTTGCATATGGCTAGGAAGCCGTCTACACCTCTCTTAGGTTCCAGGAAGGGGTTGCCGTTGTAGTTCCATAGGTAGTCATCGAAGGCCATCACGCCACCCTTCTCAAGGAGTTTAAAGGCATTAAGACCATCTAGGGCTGTCTGTAGAGCGGTGTGATCGCCATCGATATAGATGAAGTTATATGTCCGATGTGGCAGGTTAAAGAACTCATCACTTGTCATCTTGTTCTTAGTAATCCGTGGGTCTTTAAATCGTGAGTCGTAGTAGTCCTCCACGGATGTAAAGTCAATTGAATCATGTGCTACCTCTTCACTTCCACCCCAGGTATCGACATCATCGAGGTACTCGATCTCGCAGTTGTCTATTAGCCACTCTGTGGCATCACCTGTATAGGTGCCGATCTGTAATGCACGAAGTGGCACGTTGGGCACATGACGGAAGTACTTCTCTACACTCTTGAACCAATTAGGAAACATATTAGAATAATTTCAGATTATTGAGGCAACCGCTTACATACTCTTGTGCCATCTGGTGATCATCGAGTAGATGCTGGAATAGAACTTTACTCTCTTCTTTGCGGCCTAACCACCAGCCTGCCACAGCCTTCTCAAACATCAGGCAGTAAGAGCCGTTGTAATCAACGGATGTTGGAAGAGGATTGTGGAAGGTAGAGGTTGCATAGAGCAAACCCATCTCCGCATAGGTGTAGCACTGCTGGTACTCCTTATTGCGTTCGTGAATACGAGCCAATAGGAAGTATGCCTCTGGACGATTAGGTAAGTACGCAATAGCCTGCATGAGGTTGTTGTACACAGTCTTGTTGCGATCTCCTTGTGCTGACCAACATAGAGACATCTTTAATAAAGATGCGTAAGCAATCAATGGATGTGTCTTGTATCCGTACTCAGCAGCACGCAGGTAGAACCCTGCAGCAGATGCATATTGCTGTTGAGCATCGTAGGCTAGTGCAAGGTCAAAGTTAAGTTGTACATCCTCAGGTTTTTCAGCAAGAGCGATTGTTATCTCTTTAATTCCCATATGCCATCGCCTCCGTAACTAAGCCATTTACAACCTTTTTTGGAACCTCTAATACGAAGGCCGCGTTGTCTTGCACACCAAAACTTAAAAGAAGTTTTCCGTTACGAACAGCAGCGCCTACGCAGAACTCGATAGGTGTATCAAGGAACGCGAACGAGTTGCTCAGTCCAACGAAGTTAAACTCTTTATCCCAAACAATCATACGGTGACGATAGACCGAGTCTTTCTGGTTCAAGTAGTTACGCCATAACTTTACTTCGTGAGTAAATGCAATGTAATAATCGCCCCAAGAAACGATGTTAGTACCACCACGCTGATCAATAGGAACAGATGGGGTACTTCTTGTCAGTACCTGCTCACACTCAGACTTATCAGGATTAGCCTTAACAATCTCAGTAGGCATAGCCCACTTCACGAAGTGATACGGCATATCAAGGATAGGCATCCAGTTCTTCTCACAGTATGAGTTGACATCGATAGGAGGCGGTATGCGAACTCGTTGAACCTCTTTGGCTGTCCAGTTGGTCTTATCCAACTCAATCTTGGAGTACTCCATGCGACCTTGACCATTAGGCGTGGTATCACGACGAACACCAATGAGGTAGTAGTTTCCATCCCACTGAGTAATTCGAACATCTTCCTCACCAACAAACTCCCAGATAGGTGGGACATCTAATGCTGAGTAATCGACCTTGGTGTAGTTAATGATGTTGAGATCCTTGTCGAGACGACAGAGGTAGTTAGTCGTAACTAGTCGTTGGTCTCCTTCAGGATGTAAGTAGGAGAGTGGCCCCCAGGGGCTAAAGAACCGCTGGTCATGCTCGCTATGGTACAAGGTGTAGTTAACTCTTCTAATATTTACCAAGATGTCTCCATCATCATCAATAAATATAGAGGGGTTTAAAAGACCCATTCCTTCTGAATCGCTATGAGGCAAAACTAAGGGGGCTAATCTTCCGCCATTTGACATAGACCGATGTATTAAATTCATAGGGGTATACTACAACGTATGGCTAGAAAAGGCGCTAAATGCTGGACCATAAGTGGTTCATAAGCCACAAGGTTTGGGCAGTTCCATGGTCCCACATCGGCTAATCTTTTAGGCAACACAAACCCTGCAAACAAGCGATAATTTAAACATTATCCTTAAGGAGTTTTATGGCAACCACATATAAGATTCTTGGTCAAGGAGTACCTACTACTTCAACTAGTACTACTCTCTACCAAGTACCCAATACCTCAACATCGACTATCGTATCAACGATCAACATCGCCAACACCACAGGTGCGTCTGCGAATGCGTTCCTATATGTAGTAAAGGGTGGGGGATCTGCAGGAACCTCAAATGCAATTGCTCATTCTGTTGCATGCCCTGCTAACTCAACAACCTCATTTACTCTTGGAATCACTCTGTCTAGTACCTCTGGAACTGTTGACTCTATTGTCTGTGGAAGTGGAACATCTGGCTCATTAACTTTTCAGGCTTTTGGAAGTGAGATCTCTTAATGTCTATATCAAGAACTCCTGGAGTAGGACCACAAAACTCTGATGTTGCTGCGGCTGTTGCTGCGGTAGTACCAACGGCATCGCAAAATGCAACTGCTGTTGCAGCGGCTGTCCCAACGGCATCGGCAAATGCGACTGCTGTTGCTGCGGCTGTCCCTACAATTAGCGCCATCAATACCTCTGTCCAAACTTACGCAACAGGTAAAGCACAAAAAGTAGTTGAAATTACTGGTACTACTACCTTTGCCGTTCCTTCTAACTGCACAACTGTGGAGGTATTCCTTGTCGGTGGTGGAGGCGGCGGCGGCGGCGGCGGCGCAGGTGGCTATAGTGGATTCTCATCAGGTAGCGGCGGCGGTGGTGGCGGAGTTCTTTGGAAGACTATTGCTGTAACTGCTGGTACAACTTACACGGTGACTGTCGCTGCTGCTGGCGGCGGTGGTAACTCTTCAAATGGCGGTAATGGTGGAAACACAAGTTTTGGATCACTAGCAATCGCTTACGGTGGCGGTGGAGGTGGAACTTATTTAACTGCTGGAAATAACGGTGGCTCAGGCGGCGGTGGCGGTGGCTCATCGGCTGGTGCTGGAGGCGGTGGAGCAGGACAAACACCTCTTGATACAGCACAAAACCCGCAAATATCAGGATCAACCGCAGGCCGAAAGGGAGGAAAAGGTTCTCAAGGAGGTGCTGGAGGAAGGTGTATGGACAGTGCATATTTCTCTGGTAATGGTGGTGCTGGAATAAATGGGTATGGAGGCGGTGGTGGTGGTGGCTACTCTGGTACAGGTGGATCAGGCAGTGTAGGTTCTGGCGCATCAGGAGGAGGCGATGGCGCGTCAGGTGCTGTTGGAGAAGCAGGAACTACAAATACTGGCGGTGGCGGTGGTGGTGGTGGCTACTCTGGTGGCGGTTTCTCAGGTGGTGCAGGTGGGTCAGGCTATGCACGAGTTACCTACTGGACATAAGGAGAGATTTTATGGAACAACATTATGCTTTTATTAAAGACGGTGTCGTAAAAAATGTTGCTGTATTTGCAACGCAAGATGAAGAACTTGCTGACGCTGTAGCGCAAGAGCACGGTTACGACGATGCTGTATGGGTAGGGGAAACCGCTCCTACAATGTTTTCAACCTACGCAGATGGAGTGTTTACTCCACCAACTCTTGACTACCTATATGAGATCGGTATATCTCAAGAGAACACCGCAATGATGGAAGCACGTATCGCTGCAGAGGCACCCCTCTCCGAGTAATCGCCCCTTAATACTTTTTTCTCAGTAACGATAGGGGATAATCCATACCATGCGTGGTAATAAGGTACAGGGTCGTTTCAAGATCGACTACGAGACTATGTCAATGGATGAAGGCATCGTTGACGAACTTCGTGACCCTGTAGGTACAGAGGTCAACTGGTGGCTCTGGGATGATGCCGCCCTTGCTGCAGACTACGGCAATTTTGTAGACCCAATCTATGACGTCTCCAATCAGGAAGATGGAAAGGGTCGTCGCTGGAATGAGCCATTTAAACTGCCAGTTATTATGGCGCAACAATTACGTGGTACTAACATTATGAATGAGCGTGGTTACTACACCACAGATACATTGCGCTTAGTAATTGCTGTAGCAGATATCAATAGACTTCTTCCAGCAATGATCACAGATCCAGCAATACACATCAAAGACCGTGTCGTATTCCACAACGCCGTGTTCGTTCCTACTCGTGTCCTTCCTCGTGGTCTCTATAAGGAGCGCTACTCAGTTGTTACCATTGACTGCAATCAAGTCAATGCCGAAGAACTTGTTAATGATCCGCAATTCCAATCACTCCCTTACCAGGCTGCTGCGACTATCAACACCAATAACGACTATGGTCTTGATGGTTACGGCACTGGTGAGTATGGCTCGTAAGAAAGGTAATCTCTCATGACATTCTCTCTACCTACTAGGGGCCAAGTAAATTGGGATACAACTCTCAATGCATCTCTGCAAAATCTTAATACTCGTGTGCAGACAATTGAGACTAATACTGGTCTTCAAGGAATTCAAGGTGCACGTGGTACACAAGGGACACTAGGTGTTCAAGGCTCTCGTGGAACAGCAGGTGCACAAGGTACACAAGGTGCACAAGGTACTCTTGGAACTCAAGGCACATTAGGAACTCAAGGATCTCGTGGTACACAGGGAACACAAGGCGTTCAAGGAACTCTTGGAACTCAAGGTACTGCTGGTGCGCAAGGAACTCTAGGTTCCCAAGGAACTCTAGGTTCGCAAGGAACTCTAGGTGCACAAGGAACTCTAGGTTCCCAAGGAACTCTAGGTTCGCAAGGAACTCTAGGTGCACAAGGAACTCGTGGTGCGCAAGGTACTCTTGGAACAGCAGGAGCACAAGGTACAACTGGCGCACAAGGCACACAAGGAACTCGTGGTGTGCTAGGTGCTCAAGGACCTACAGGTGCAGGGTATGCACAAGCGCAAGGAACTGTTGGAGCCCAAGGTACTCTTGGTACTCAAGGAACACTAGGTGCACAGGGAACTCGTGGAACACAAGGTACGAGTGGATCAACAGCATTTGCAACGGGGGATACACAGACCACTGTAGGAAGTGCAGGAGCAGCAAGTGCTCTACCAGCAACACCTACTGGTTATCTAAAGGTCGTCATTAACAGTGTGCAGTACGTTATTCCTTACTATCCTCAGGCTTAGTTTTAAAAAGTATTGTCATGAAAGATTTTGAGACAGAATTAGACCCTTCGCTCTTTGAGGACGAGGCTGTAGAATTAGATGACCTCGACTACGACAAGCACGCCCTAGACGAGGAAGATGCCGACTGGGAGGATAGTTAATGCCAGAAAAAAAAGGTAAAGTAGAAAAAGTTATGAAGGACATAAAAGAAGGCAAACTAGATAACAAGAAGTCAGATAAGCCTGTAAAAATTGGCATCAAGGTACCTGGTAAGCCAGCCCGTGAGACTCATACTATTAAGAAGAACAAGCAGGGTGATGTGATTGTTGACCACGCAAAACGAGGTGGAGCATACGACAAGATTAACCTGACAAAGAAGGCTGGGGCAAAGACAATTGCCCAAGGAGTAAAGGCGACTAAAGATTGGCATAAGAAGAATGGCTAAGACTGAAGCGTGGACACGCAAAGAAGGTAAAAACGCTAAAGGTGGTCTTAATGAAAAGGGCCGCAAGTCTTATGAAAGAGCAAACCCTGGTTCAGATTTAAAACCTCCAGTTAAGAAAGAGCAAGCGGCTAAGTCTGAGAAGTCTGCTGCTCGTCGTAAGTCTTATTGTGCTCGTTCTGCAGGGCAAGCAAAGAAGTTTCCTAAAGCGGCTAAAGATCCAGACAGTCGTTTAAACAAAGCAAGAAGGGCATGGGATTGCTAATGGCAACTAAGAATACAGATCCTTGCTGGGATGGATACACCCAGGTAGGCATGAAGATGAAGAATGGCAAGAAAGTTCCAAACTGCGTTCCTGCAAAGGGTGTTCCAAAATCCAAACCTAAGAAGAAAGTGAGCAAGTAATGTGCGCTACATGTGGCTGTGGACAGAGAGATAAGACTCATCCAAAGTATGGCAAAGGTCCTAACAAGGGCAAAATGATTAAGAAGGACATTAAGAAGAAGGAAAAGAAGAAGTGATCAAGAAGACTCTTACCCCTAAGCAGCAGAAGATTGCAGGTGCTGCAAAGCCAACAGACAAGATCACTGGCGCTGACTTCAAAGCCCTCAAAAGAGGTCAGGCACCAAAGATGACTATGAATAAGAAAAAAGGCATGTAGTGAAGTACAACAAGATCAACGACGCCAAGCAGGATGCTAAGACTACCAAAGGTCTAGACAAAGAGCAGAAGTCGATGTTTGAGAAGATGGACAAGAAGCACCGCAAGCCTAAGTCTCAGGAAGACGATCGCAAGATGGACGTCGCCAATGTAAAGAAGATCAAGGCCAAAGAGAAAGCCCACGAAGCCAAGGAAGGCAAGAAGGGCGAGAAGGCTGAGGACAAGCGAGAGAAGAAGTCCAAAAAGAAGTAATGACTAAGCGCCCTATGTGGGCGCTTTTTCATTTATCATTGCAATATCAGATCACCACTGCGGTGCCTGTGTAGTACCCACTACTTGCGATAAGGGGTTTAATTATGGCGTATAAGCCATGGTATGAACGTGCCGCTGAATTGAACGGCAAAGACGAAGTCGAGAACTTCATGCGTGGCATGTTCGGCGGTCGTCCTAAAGACAAACAACCAATTATTACTGGTCTTATCGCAGGCTACGTCGGTGGAAAAGTTGCTGGCAAATCCGTTGCGAAGGCCAGGAAAAAGAAGTGAAGAAAGACCACGTCCTTAACGCTATTCACAAAGCAAGCCACGAGACCTCTCGACTTGTAGGAGCGCACATGCGCTCAGAAGCCAAAGCAACTGGATGGCCATCACACGTAGTGAGTGGCATGAGTGTTGCCTATACCAAAGACGGCTTTACTGCTAATGTGAATGAGAAGCATCATGCAGAAGCACTCGACCATGAGTACGGAACCCCTAGCAGACAACTAAGTGGGGCAATTCGTCATACAGCAAATAGAACTGCTGAGTCAGAAAACTTCTTAGTCAACCGTCTCTTCAAGCATCTGGAGGCTCACCTATGAGTTTCTTGCTAGAAGAAGATGAGGCACTTCGTAACCTTCTTAAGGACATGGTCGTTACCGATCAGAAGTCAGTTACTGAAGATGGACCACAACGCAAAGTAGGCGTATGGTTTGGTCAGCCTGACCAGGAAATCCGTAATCAGTCATACCCTTACATTACAATTGACATGATCGATATTGCAGAGGCATTCGATCGTGCACATCGTGGACGAGTAATTGCAGACTACTATCCAGACCCAGATACTATGGCAACAGGAGTTAACTGGGACACAGACTTGCACGCTAAGGATATGGACTATCCCATTCCAGTAAACCTTGATTATCAAGTTACTACCTATGCACGTCAGCCACGTCATGATCGTCAGATCTTGGCGCAGTTGCTGTACACAAAGATTCCATTACGATTTGCAGTTTTGAATGTGGGTCCAGATACCCAGTTCGGAACTACACGTCGTCTGGATGTTCTTGATATCTCCAAGCGAGATATTACAGAACAAGGAAAGCGTTTATTTGTAAACGCAATCACGGTGCGTATCTCTAGTGAGATTGCTCCGACTACATTCAACAAACTATACAAGGTGCAAGAACTTCAGGTCACAGGTCCGACTGACGGCGGTAGCCAAATTATTGGTCGTAATCAGTTTACTCCTATCGAGTTCACTATCCCCGAATAATACGGAACCCTTACCCAACTAGTTAGGAGAAGAAATGGCATATAGCCGCCCAGGTGTTTACATCAGTGAACGCCTACTACCAGCACCACTACCAGGTGGTGTCACCGCTAATGCTGCTGGCGCTGTTGTTGCACCTTTTGCACAAGGACCAGAAGCCGTAACGCTTGTTTCATCTTGGTATGAATTTACTAAGTACTTTGGAGGCTATAACGCCTTATACCCAGCCACTTTCCAAGTTGGCGCATTCTTTTCAAATGGAGGACGTGAACTTTATGTAAAGCGTCTTCTTGCTGCAGACTCTACGACAGCATCAGTTGACCTGATTACCTCAGGAGATGCAATTGTTGCGA